AACGGATCGGCCAATGTTTCACGGGAAACGTTCGAGCCTCCGCCATTCTCTGATGACGACATCCCGCCCGTGCACGAGGACGGCTACATCGAGTCCCTGATAGCGTCATCGCCGTTCTCAGTCTCCACTGTTTCCGGCCCCCGCATCGAAGCGGGCGAGGATCGCAAAGAGACCCAATCCCCCGTCATCCCGCCACGGCATCTGATCCCGTGGGCCTCAATGGAAGGGGCACAACCCCCGCCGCGTGAATGGATCCTCGAAAACTGGATACCCGCCAAGCGCGACACACTACTGGCCGGCAGAGGCGGCATCGGAAAAACCCTCTTGGCGCAATGCCTGTGCACGGCGCTGGCCATGGGCGGGGACTACGTGGACGAAATCAACTCCCCCAAACGCTGCCTGCTGTGGGCCGGCGAGGATGACACCGACGAACTATGGCGCAGGCAGAACAACATCAATGCCCACTACAACATCACTATGGGGCAGATCGCCGACCGGTTCCACGCCATCGACTACAGCAACGCCGACATTACCCTGGCAGCCGCCATGCACGGCTCGCTGTACCCTACCGCGCTCATGGCCGAGCTGCGCGAACAGGTCAACGATTGGAAAATCGACGCGGTATTCCTCGACAACGTGGCCCGCATCTACGGCGGCAACGAGAACGACCGGCACCAAGTCACGCAGTTCATGTCGTGGCTCAGGGCCGCTATAGAGCCCGCCGGGCTAATTCTGCTGTCTCACCCTGCCAAGATAGCCGGTAGCGAATACTCCGGCTCAACCGCGTGGGAAGGGGCCGTGCGTGCCCGCTTGTTCCTGTCTGACAAACACCCAGACGCCAAGCCAGTCGCGGGTGAGGAAGAAGAACAGGTAGACGATTCCGTCCGATACCTGTCCAAGCGCAAAGCCAACTACAGCGCCAACGACATCCGGCGGCTGCAACTACTCGGCGGCGTGCTGGTCCCGGACAGCATTCCTGATCGCGGGCAGCCCCGTGGCGTCAGTTCCGATATGGTCAAAGATACCATCCTACGGGCCATACGGACGCTCTCGGCGCGGGACATCTACGGCAACGAATCCACCGCATCCCCAGCCTATCTTCCCAAGCTGATGCGCGAGTACAAGCTGCTTGACCGTGCATCATCAGGCCAAGTCGCTGCCGTAATCAGGGAGATGATCCTGGCCGGCGAACTGGTGCGCGGCCAAGTCGGGCAGAACTCAAACCGCACCCCAAGAATGGGAATTAAGCTTCCGTGAACGGGTGCACAAATGCCGCACAAATGCCCGCACAAATGTCGTGCATTTTGCACAAATGAAATTTCCCTTGTGCGAAAGCTGTTTTGCATGCACAATGGAGCCCGCGTGTAGCGGGCCCAGTGTGCGTGCACAATAGCGACCGTGTGCGTGCAGGCACAAAAGGAGCAGCAAAATGGACGTAGTGCAGGAAATCACCGGATTGACGTTCACTCTGACTGGCACAGAGCCTTACACTCGGAAGGATGGTCGAGAAACCTCACTGACCATCTGGAAATCCAATTGCAAGAAATGCGGCAGGGAATTCGAAATACGGGCAACGGCGAACGCAAACCCAAACGAGAGCAAAGCGTTCAGGGTCATCCATTGCCAACAGCATCGGCTGACACAGGCCCAGATCACCGCAAGATGGCGAAAGGCTATCCAGCGCAAGCGCAGATCGAAGAATAAGGCTGCTAGTGGCAACTAATTCAGACACTTCGCGTGCAACCCCTCCCGCCAAAACTATCCCCGCATTTACCGATGGAGCGCGAGGTATTACGGGGATACATCCTCCCGCCAACGTCCTCGCCTTCGCCAAATCGCTGCGCACTGCATTCGGCCCCGGCGTTCGGCTGCTGTACTGGCGCGATGATAAAACCGGCCAGTCTCAGGGCAGGGCGGAGAATGACTTTCCGGCTAACCCTGACGCTATTACAGGCGACAACGGGTGACACAGCGACAACGCCAGCCAAAATCGACAGCTCCGCCGTAATGCGCTTAGGTTGCGATATAAGCGACGCGAGGGTATAAGGGTTACACCACGGCTTGAGGTAACGCAGCGATTGCGCCCCTCGATATGCAGATTACGATCACAGACACGCTGACGGCCAGAACTGCCAATGATGGGCAGGCGGTTTCGTTTGCCGTTCGCGTACTGGATGCATCGAGCCCGCCCGCGCTGGTGGTGCCCGCGACGCTGCGGTATCGCGTTGACAACCTGCGCACCGGCTACAACGTCACGGCATGGACCGATGTCACGCCAGCTAGCACGGCGACAATTGTCGTAACTGGTGCGCAGAACACGCTGACCGAGTGCCGCGACAGCCGGTATCAGATCACCGTCGAGGCCGATCACGGGCTGTCAACGAACGCAGTCGCAACGCGGGAATACCACGTCAGAAACCTCATTGGCGTGTACGCATGAGCCTGTCGCAGACAGACCGAGAGTCGCTGCTGACGTGGCTGACCGACGGCAACACGCTGGCCGACTGGATTCGCGGGCCTGGATCGCACATGGCCCGCTGCACGGTCTACGCGAAGGTGGCACGTGATCCCGAGCTCACCGAAGCATTCAAGATTTCGCGGCAGGTCGGCGCGGATGCCATCGCGGACAAGATTCAGGACGACATGTACGCCGAGCCCGAGCGCGTGACCGATCAGCTTGGCGTGACGCGCATTGACTCCGCCTACGTCGCGCTGCTCAAGGCGCGTGCCGAGATCATGCTCAAGCTATTGGCGAAGTGGAACTCGGGCAAGTATGGCGAGAAGGTGACGACAACACTGACTGGGCCTGACGGAGGGCCTGTTGCCCATAGCCTCGATGTGAGATTCGTAGGGTGAGTCAGTTTTATGTTTATACCCACGCGAAGCCGAATGGCTCAGTGTTTTATGTCGGCAAAGGGACTGGGCGTAGAGCATGGGACTTATCGCCCAGCCGCAGAAAGCTTTGGCACAAGAATGTCATAGCAAAGCACGGAAGAGAAAATATACAGATCAAAACCTTCCCGACAAAAGATGAGACGGAAGCTTTTGAGCTTGAGAAGTTTTTGATTGCAGAGTTGCGCTCGTTCGGCGTAAATATTACCAACTTGACTGACGGAGGAGAGGGAGTTTCAGGCCGTCGTGTCACAGAAAAAATGCGGGCCGCTTTGGCAAAGGGCCGTGGCCGCGAGTTCTATCAGTCCCTTTCAGAGACAGCAAAAAAAAATATCCTTGAAGGATTGGCCAGGGGAAGGACGAAGCTTAGAGCATGGTGCGCTTCTGAGACGGGAAAGAAACACATGGCCAAAATGGCCGTGGCGCGAGCTAATGAATTGAAAAGCAGAATTCCATTGGAATTCACGTGCATCGATTGCGGAGCGGTTGGCGTAAAAGTTTCTTCGAAGAAGAGATTTTGCAATGACATCTGCGGTCAAAGGTTCCGGAGGCGAAATGGCCTCTGTTGAACTACCATCGAAACTGAGGTTTCTCTTCGAGAAGCATCGGTACAAAGTAGTTTACGGCGGAAGAGATGGAGGTAAATCTCACTCCATAGCGCGTGCCCTGCTGGTTCTGGGCGCAAAGTCTCAGTTGAGAATCGGATGTTTCCGAGAGGTACAAAAGTCGATACGAGATTCAGTTCACAAACTGTTATCGGATTTGATCGAAGAGATGGGCCTTGGTCACTTCTACGAAGTGCTTCAATCGGAAATAAGAGGAAAAAACGGAACAGAAATCCTATTTTCCGGACTGTCTACGCAGACCAGGGATTCGATAAAGTCATATGAGAAACTGAATATTGTTTGGGTTGAAGAGGCCCAGTCGGTTTCCAAGAAATCATGGGACATTCTTATTCCAACTGTTCGCGCTGAAGGAAGTGAGATTTGGGCATCCTTTAATCCAGAAATGGAAACGGATGACACTTACCAAAGGTTTGTTATATCCCCCCCAGATACTGCGCGCGTCGTGCATGTGAACTTCAACGATAACCCGTGGCGATCGAAGGTCTTGGACGCCGAACGCGAGCGGATGCAGCGCGACAAGCCTGACGACTACGCGCACATCTACCTGGGCCAATGCCGGCCTGCGATTGAGGGCGCGATTTACTACAGCGAAGTCTCGGCGCTGCGATCATCGAATCGGCTGTGCAATGTTCCGTATGACCCGATGCTGAAGGTTCACGTAGTCACTGACCTTGGGTTCAATGACTACATGAGCCTGATTCTTTGTCAGCGGCTGGGGTCAGAGATTCGCATCATCCGCTACATCGAGGACCGGCAGCGGTACATCCCGAGCTATTCGCAGGAACTGAACGATCTGAAGCTGAACTACGGCACGCTCTACCTGCCGCACGATGGGCGGGCCAAGCATGTGACCGGAGCAAGTGCACAGGAGCAGTTCGAGGCGCTGGGCTGGAAGGTCGAGATTGTTCCCGACATTGGCATTGAGCAGGGCATCCGCAAGGTGCGCGAGGTGTTTTCCCGCGTGACGATTGACAAGGCGAACGCGTCCGAGCTGGTCAACCGCTTGGGCCGCTATCGTCGCCGCGTCAATGCAGAGGGTCAGGGATCAACGCCGCTGCACGATGACGAGAGCCACGGCGCGGACGGTATGCGCTACCTGGCCATTGTCGCGGACCAGTTCTCCAATGACACGCACAGCGCAACCGACGCGCTGGCTGAATACAACTCCGCCTTTAGAAGGTATGCCTAGCATGGCCAAGAAAACCCCACCCATTGCGGACGCCGAGGAAGAGACACCGGCATCGAAGGAGCGCAAGGCGAACCGCGAACTTCTCGAAGAGGTGCGCGAGAACTTCAAGCTGGACTTGGAGGCCGAGCACGCCAACCGCGAGAACTTCCGCAAGCAGATGCAGTTCTGCTATGTGCCTGGGGCGCAGTGGGAGGATGCGGTCAAGAAGGCGCGAGGGCCGAAGCGCATCACGCGTGAGTTCAACGAGGTGCGCGTCAAGGTCAAGGCCGTGGTCAACCACATTCGCAGCAATCGACCGACGGCGAAGATTCGCGGGGTTGAAGAGGGCGACGTTGAGACGGCGGAGGCCATGAACGGCATGGCGCTGAACGTCTGGAACGTATCGGATGCGGACAACGTGACGGACTTTGCTGCCGAGACGCAGGTGGCTGCGGGCTTGGGAGCATGGATGATCGACACGGAATACTCGGATGACAGCGTGGCGGATCAGGACATTTTCATCCGCCCGATTGCCAATCCGTTGTGTTTGGTGTGGGACCGTGCCTGCAAGGAGCAGGACAAGTCCGATGCGCGGCACTGGTCGCTGTTCACGAACTACAGCAAGGATGCGTACGAGGAGCGATTCGGCAAGGCGACGAAGGTCGCCAGCTTCGACACGCAGGAGTTCAATGCCGCCAATGACCCGAACACGGACGATGAAACCGTATGGGTTGTGGCGTACTGGAAGAAGGTTCCGATCACCAAAAACCTCTGCCTGCTGTCATCGGGCGAGACGGTGGACAAGGCGACGGTAACGCAGCTTCCCGAGGGCGTGACGATCATCAAGGAACGCGCTGTCAAGACTCACAAGATCGTGCAGTACATTTGCAGCGCGACGGAGATTCTGGAAGGCCCGAACGATTGGGCGGGCAAGGAGTTTCCGTTCATCGTGGCGTTTGGCGAGTATGTCGTGATCGACGGCAAGCCGGTGTGGTTCGGCATGACGCAGACCATGATGGATGCGCAGCGTGCGCACAATGAGACGCTTTCGGGCGTGTATGAAACCATCGCGCTGTCGCCTCAGGCGAAGTACTGGGCCACTGCCGAGCAGGGCAAGGGACTATTTGATTCGTGGCAGCGGTCGATTGACGAGAACCTGCCAGCGATGCTGTACAACGCGGACCCGAAAGCGCCCGGTCCGCCAGTTCGCGTGGGCGGTGCAGATGTTCCGGTTGCGCTGATGCAGGCGGCGAGCATGTCGCGGGAGTCGATGAATTCGGTTTCTGCGGTGCCTGATGCCAGCGTGGGGATGCCGTCGAACGAGTCCAGCGGTCGGGCGATCCGTGCGCGACAGGATGCGGGCATGGTCGGGACGTACAACTACAGCGACAACATCGCCAAGGCGATTGGGCGCACGTACAAGATTCTGATCGACATCATCCCCAAGGTTATCGACACGCCGCGCAGCTTGCGCATTCTGGGCAAGGACGGGGCCGAGAAGTTCATCAAGGTGAACCAACTCGACCCCATCACCGGCCAAGTCATCAACGACCTGTCGAAGGGCAAGTATGACTTCGTTGTCACGCAGGGGCCGAACGTGGCCACGCAGCGGCAGGAGGCATCGGAGACGCTGACGCAGTTGGCGCAGTCGGATCAGATGCTGATGCCCACGGCAGCGGATATTGTGTACCGCAACCTCGACATTCCTGGCGCTCAGGAGATTGCCGAGCGTCGCCGTGCGTTGTTGCCGCCGCCTATTCTGGCTGTGATCGACAAGGACAAGCCGCAAGACCCGCGAGTCGTGGCTGCGATGCAGCAGGTTCAGCAGGCGGATGCGCAGGTGCAACAGCAGGCACAGATGGTGCAGCAGGCGACGGTGCAGGCGCAGGGCGAGCAGGCGCAGGCGGACAAGGCCAAGGGTGATGTGCAGGTAGCGATGTCCAATCTCAAGGTGCAGGAAGCGGACCTTGCGCGGCAGGTGGCCGAGTTCAAGGCGCTGATGGCCGAGACGAAAGCGCAGATGGTGCAGCAGGCGAGCGCCGACAAGGACGCAAAGGCCGAGCAGGAAGATGCAGCCGACGCGGCAGCCGCGCAGATGTTGCAGGTGGTCGAGCAGCAGTTGCAGCAGACGCAGGCTGCCTATGCGCAGTTGCAGGAGTCGGTCGCGCAGACGCAGCAGCTTGCGGTCGCGGTAGCTGGCGAGCTGCAGAAGCCAAAGCCGCCGAGTCAGAAGGTCGCACGCTCCAAGCGCACGGCCAATGGCGAGATTCACACGCTGGTTACGGATCAGGCAACCGGCGAGGAACAACTGGCCGTGTCGAAGAAGGTCAACGGCGAGATCATCACCTACATCGAACCCTCAGCGGCGACGCACTGAAATGCGCCCCTTTCTTTCACCGCGCAGGCCGAGGGTTGGAGCGACGGCGAGTAGCTCGGGATTGTTGCAGTCTACGTCCTTCACGTATGAGGGCGCGTTCACTCAGCCGTTGGATTTCTCGGTAAAGGATGCATGGGCGTACCCGAATCAGGGCATGGCGTA